CAGATGTTGTTGATAGAAATCAGTTAGTAGGTCAAATATTTATACAGCCTACTAGAACTGCAGAGTTTATAGTACTAGACTTTGTTGTTCAACCAACAGGAGCTACATTCCCTGAGTAAGTCTAACTTATTAAAACAAATGTAATCTATAAAAAAGCCTCGATTTTTGTCGGGGCTTTTTGTTTTTTACATAAAATTTTACCTTTTGATATTTATTAATGAGTGAAAATAAAGGACTTTTTTAGGAGATTAAAGAATGGCTACATTAGACCCTTCAGAAATTATGTTTACACCATTTGAACCGAAGACAAAAAATCGGTTCATTATGTATATTGAAGGTGTACCTGCTTATTTAATAAAAGCTGCAAATAGACCACAGATACAATTTGAAGAGATTGTATTAGACCACATCAATGTCAAAAGATATATTAAAGGTAAAGGGGCATGGCAACCTATCGATATTATGTTGTACGACCCGGTTGTACCTTCAGCAGCTCAAGCAGTTATGGAATGGATACGAACATCACATGAATCCGTAACAGGTCGTGATGGTTACTCAGATTTTTACAAAAAAGACGTGACTTTTAATTTATTAGGTCCAGTAGGTGATAAAGTTGAAGAATGGACATTAAAGGGTACGTACATTGAAAATGCTAATTTCGGTGAATTGGATTACGCTACAAGTGACCCAGCTGAAATTACATTAACACTTAAATACGATTACGCAATATTACAATTCTAATAGGAGTTTAAAATGAGTGAATGGTTAGCAGCAAATTGGGAATATGTTTTAGCAGTACTTTACGCTGTAGAGAAAATTGTTAAACTTACCCCAACAAAATACGATGACATTATTTTTGATATGGTTTTGAAACCAATTAAGGACAAAATCACACCATCAAAATAAAATGTTATTTGGAACCAAACGGTTATAATTATAATTGGTTATTAAAATAATTCATAAGGAAATATAATGACAGATTTCAAATTCCCTACGGAAATCGTTGATTTACCGTCTCAGGGACATTTCTATGTGCAAGGTCATCCTTTATCCTCTGGTAAAGTAGAGATAAAATACATGACAGCTAAAGAAGAAGATATTCTTACTTCTCAAAATCTAATACAACAAGGTACAGTTATCGAAAAACTATTACAATCTTTGATTATAGATAAATCAATTAAAGTTGATGATATGTTGATTGGTGATAAGAACGCTATAATGGTAGCAGCTCGTATTCTTGGTTATGGTAAAGACTATGAGTTTACGTATGATGATACAGAACAATCAGTAGACTTAACAAAACTTGAACCTGTTGATTTAGATTTTTCTAAATTCCCTAAAGGTAAGAATCAATTCGAATACACGTTACCTAACTCTCAAAGAGAGGTAACTTTTAAATTATTGACGGGTAATGATGAGAATCAAATTGATGAAGAAACAAAAGCAAGAACAAAAATATCAAAAGAACAAAGTTCTGAACTCACTACAAGATTAAAACACATGATACTTTCAGTGGATGGTAAATCAGAGCCATCTTATATAAATAATTTTGTAGAGAATGAATTTTTATCAGTTGATTCGTTAGAATTTAGAAAATACTTATCATCAATCACACCTGATATTGATATGAGTACCACAATAACAGATTCAACTGGAAAGGAACAGGTGATTACGGTTCCTGTAACCGTACGATTTTTTTGGCCTTCCGCCTGAATATAAACTTCGTATTCACGAAGAGATATTTCAACTAATACTACATTCCAGAGGTGGTTTCACTTTTAAGGAAGCTTACCAACTACCCATATATCTTCGTACGTTTTATCTGAAACGACTTCAAACCTTCTATAAGAAGGAAGCAGAAGACTTACAAAAACAACTCAATAAACATAATATACCAGTTAAAAAGTAATTTTTTGTATATTTGATATTTATTATTGAGTTATAACACTTAATATTATTCGGAGATTTTAATGCCTAAATATAAATTTGTTAGTGAAGGTGTCGTAGACAAAATAGTGGGAGCTATATTTGGTTCAGTCGGTAAAAAATTCACATCAAAAGCTTTATCCGATTTATCAAAAAAAGACCCAAAATTAGCAAAACAAATCAAAGATTTAGAAAAACGTAAAAAAGACATGCAAGTCTATATCAAAAACAATCAGGCAATGTTAAAAAAACGTTATCCTGACGCTTTTTAAAGAAACAATAACTTATGGCTAAAAACTATACAGAAGCTGATAGAAAACGAGATATCAAAGATATTCTTAGTCTTGAAAGAGAACTAACAGCTCTTAGTGAAAAAAACTTCAAAACAGTTTCGAAAACATTGGGAGTGCAAGAGGACCTTGCCGACGTAGCTTCCAAACAAACGAAAGACGCAAAATTTAGAAAAAATGTTTCTCAACAGACATTAAAAAGTCTTAAAGAAAGATTAGGGAAGTCTAAAGAAATTAGAGAAGCTGTAATGAATACATATCCTGGTATGTTTCAGATGGCAGCAGGAGCTAAATCAACTCTTGATAATTTAAAACTTGTGGCTAAGTCAGGTGTAGGATTAGTAGGTATAGTGATAGGGATTGCTAAAGCTTTCGTAAAGGTAGCAAAAGCGGTCACCGATACACGTAAAGATTTAGGTGTTTCAGTTACAGAAGCAGCAGCTCTCACGGTAGCTAATCAAGG